ACAACCAAGAATAAAGCATTTACTTAATCATGATCCATCGCAACCATTAGGCAAGTTATTGACCTTAAGAGAGGATGAGTACGGATTATATTATGAGAGTCAATTAGGAACACACGAGGGTGGTGAAGACTTTATTAAGATGGTTGAGAGTGGATTGATAACTGAGCATTCAATTGGCTTTAAGATAATTAAGCGTAATCAAATCCAATCCTATGAAAACTATTTACGCAATCCATCATTAGGACAGTTTGAAATTACTGAGGTTAAGTTATACGAGGGCAGTTCACTTACAGCGTGGGGTGCAAATGCACTTACACCAATTACATCACTTAAAGGTGATAAGAATCTTGATGTAGATATGATAGTAGCTAAGACGGCTGCTATTGATAAGTTCTGCAGAAACACAACGGCAACAGATGATACAATACAGATGTTGTTATTACACAGTAAACAATTAGCTCAATTAATTCTAGATATGAAATCTAACACTACTGAACCGGTTACAACCATTCAGCCAGTTGATGACACATTGGACATTATACGAGCGTTTAGAAATAAAATTTAATTAATTACAAAAACCATAAAGACATGGAAAAGAAAGAATTGATGTCAGAATTGGAGGCGTTAAAATCAACGTTAGAAACTTCAATATCTGAGAAAACTAAGTCTGAGATTGCTGATCAATTGAAATCAGTAGTAACAGCGGTTGATGAGAAAATCAACGCATTCGGTAACGGTAATGATTCAGCTGAGGCTGTAAAAGCTATGACTGAAGAGTTTAACAAATTAAAGGCTGAGCAAGCTGCAATCTTAAAAGGATTTGATTTGTTACAAACAAGAGTAAAGTCTACACCAGGCGTAAAGATGGAGAAAAAATCATTTGGTGAGTTATTCAGCGAAGGCTTAGAGGCTAACTTTGATGAGATTCAAAACGTAAAGAAGGGTAAGCCATTCAGAATGGAGATTAAGGCTGTAGGAAACATGACTTTGTCAAATAACTTGACTGGTGATGGTGTTGCTACTTATGCTGCTACTCAAGCTTTATTGCCATCTCAAAAAATCAACTTTAGAGATTTAATGCCAACTTCAATAAGCGGTACTGGACTTTATGTTCAATATCGTGAGACTGGTGGAGAGGGTGCAATTGCAGTTCAGACTGAAGGATCATCTAAAGGTCAGGTAGATTACGATTTATCAGAGATTAAGATTGTAGAAGATTACATTGCAGGTTTTGCGCGTTTCTCAAAGCAAATGGCTAAGCAATTACCATTCATGCAAACAACTTTACCAAGATTGTTATTGAGAGATTTCTACAAGGTTGAGAACAGTACATTCTTTGCTACAGTTAGTGCTGCTGCAACTGGAACAACTGCATCTGCAGAGACTGATGATATCAAGTATATTGTTGATTGTATTGCAGCTCAAGCTCAAAACAATTACAATGCATCTTATGCTTTAGTATCTCATTTACAATTGGCTCGTTTAAATAAGTTATTGTATGTTAATGGTTACTATCAAGGTTCGGGTGGTATCTTGTCAAGTGTTAACGGAAACGTTGCAATCAGTGGCACACCAATCTTACCAGCATCTTGGGTAACTGATGACAAGATTTTGATTATCGATAGAGATTATCTTGAGCGTGTTGAGACTGAAGCTATTACTGTTGAGTTCTCAATGGAGGACGCAGACAACTTCACTAAGAACTTAATTACTGCACGTATTGAGTGTCTTGAAGATGTTAACTTGATGATGCCTGCATCAGCTTTATATGGTGATTTCACTCCATAATAAATAGGTTAGTTTGTTTGATGATGAATAAAAAGGCCCTGCCCTACGGGGTGGGGCTTTTTAAAATAAAATAATCATGGTAGAGTACAATAGTGTTTTAGATGTTCAATTTCAAGATGGGGTAATAACTGAGCCGGTTACATTAACTGAGGCTAAGAATTTTTGTAAGATTGACATAAGTACTGATGATGATTTGATTAATGTATTGATTACGGCAGCGCGTCAGATGTGTGAAGCTTACACTGGAGTCGGGTTTGTTGAGCATGATGCAGTAGCAGTATTAAATAATATGAATGGTGATATCTACATTCCTTATGGTCCAATGATTGAGATAATAAGTGTTGAGGATGATAACGGCAGAGTGTTAGTGC